AATTTTGTGTCGCCGGATCAAACTTTACGGTACCTGAACCACTATATGTTGGATTGATATATGGCATAGCTGAAATATTGCCATTTACATTTATATCGGCACTTCCTGGATAAATTGATTTAATCATTTTATTTACCTTGCGCAAGTATAAAGTAACGATAAACTGCAATCCCACTGTCAATGGTAATTTCGATAATACCTTTTTCAGCAATCTTCATAGTCTTGTCACCTGCCATATTTAAAATTTGTATTATTAAATTTGCAGGAAATTTTAGTGTGCCATTAAATGTGCCATTTACGTTTGCGTGAAATATAAATGCACCATTATGCGTTGCAGGATCACCAAAATACATTTTTATATCGTTGTTTTCAACTTTAACTTTAAATAAATTTTCTTCGCTATTTGCCTGAGACTGTCTTTTTAATCGATTAATTGCTTCTACAGTAGGATTAAATGTTACATTCCAAGGTGGAGTCAAAAACTTATATGTGCCGACTTTTGTGTTAACTATTTCAGCAGGCATAAGTCTGTATTCATTATTGAAATCTTTGTCTTTATTTTCAAAGTAAATTGATTTCGCATTACCTTCATCACGTTTTGTAACTATACTCGCATCCTCATTATAATCATCTAAACTCAAAATAGTCTTAAGTTTAACTAAATTTGGTAAACCAAAAGTACCCTTAAAGTTAGAATCAACATCTTTAAATGAGCCTTCAACTAAAACTTTTCCACTGTCATCATGTGCTACCGCTGCAAAGTTTGTTTCAGTATCAGTGCCCATTATTTTTATTACATCAATGTCACTTAGACCATGTATGTGTGAAATTAAATCTTGTAAGTTATCCTTCATATGTTCTCCTTTGTAGTATTTAGGAATTAATCTTGTGTATTATAATGGAATTTATTGCGAAAATCAAAACTAATTTACCCTTGTAAAAAAATCATCAAACGTAGAATTCGTATCAGTACTGGAAGCAATATCCCATTCCAATACACCTAACAAATTGTCTATTTTTTCGTCAATTAATGTTTGTTCCATAGCTAAATCATCAAATGGCAATTCCATAAACCATTGAGGCAATCTTAACTCATCTGTTGGGTATGCAATACTTGTGTAACCAAGAGGATTAGGTCGTAATTTACATACCACAATTTTCATACCGTCTACAATTTTTTGACTGTAGTTATCACTGTTCGCCTTACGTAGTGTATTCCAATTTAACGCTGCACGTACATGACCAGGCATATTTGCTTTACCTTGTGCTTTCTCTTTCTCACCGTATGTCGTAAGATTGTTCACACCTTTAGGGCTACCTTTAGTCCAACTAGGTTGTTCCGACATGTAATTTTTAAAATCTTTGACCATGCGCACAACTTCGTCACGTCCTGCTCCATCTAAAACTCTTTCTAAAATTGTCATTAAGAAATCTTGTACATATTTAGGAGTATCAGCACGTTTTAAATCAAGACCCATTGCCTTAATTTGACCAGTTTTACCATTCACATCTTTGCGTTTACCCTCTTTATCGTAGATGTTAATAGCATATCGTTTTTTAGTTATGAATATACTACGTTCACCAATCAGTTCACGACCAGCTTTAATCACACTGCCGTTCTTTCTTGGACAATGAAATGCACGTTCCATAAATGCAGGGAAACTATCATTAACCTGATCTGCAATTGAATCGTATAGTGAAATACATAAATCTTTATTCCATTCTACTTCGTTAGCTTGGATTTGTTTTGAAAGTATAGGGAAGGCACTGAAGTAGCAACTATCTGTGTCTCCATATACGATTGCTTCCCCGTCATGATTATACTGACCAGTAATGCTTTCGTTAATTTGACTCATCATGTGCTTAGTGATTTGGCGACCACTTAATGTAACACTTTGACCAATTCGTTTGTCATAAAAACGGCAGTGTTCATTAAGTAGTGCACCATATGCAGAGTTGAGTAGAATCTTTCTAACTAATTGACGTTTATCCCAATACTCTTTATCATAGTCTGTTGTTGATTCTTTAAGTTTCTTCTGCATTTCTTTACGATCACTGTACCAACGTGAGAGTAGACCTGGGATCACGCCTTCTTGTTCGTATGTGAATATTGTACCATTAGCACTTAGCATATAGGGTTTGTGACTATCAAAGATAAGTTTCCATATCTCTGCTGCACTCATTTCAACACTACGACCATCTTCGTAATCGATAGTCAACATAGTGCCGCGCTCTTGATTCATAATGGCAGTGTATTCTAATGATCCAAACAAATTCTCCCATAAGATTGCACCTGTTACTGCCTCATCATCTTTTCGTCTTTTCTTCTCACTAGCGAGTTTTAATCCTTTTTCTCGCATGTAGTGATTGGTAAGTGACTGTCTAACTTGTCCGATAATTGTTTCTGGGGCCATGTTGAGGGCACGAATAACCGAGGGATAGAGCGAATTGATATCGACTGCTCCGACGTATTCGTGCATTCCACGCTTCGGCGTAGCAACATAGGCACCTGCCGCTTGTTGTTCATCATTACTTTCCTTTCGTAATTTGTCAGGTACTACAACACCTCTTTCATGCGCTTCATTAAAAATTGCTTGCTCAATCATTGCAACTGAACCCATAACTGTGGGCAACAGTACTGTATTTTCATGTGCAAGTGCATTTGCCAAATCTAAAAATTTTAATTTATTATGAATTTTTACAAGAAGCATTGTATCTTGCCTGTTATACTCTAAAAACTTTTTGAAATCTTTATTGTATAATTGATCAAGTGTGCCTTCATATTGCGTTTTGTTCTCACCTACTTCCATCTCACCGATGAAATCTAATTTATAGCTATGGCGACTTTCGTAATTGTATTTTTTATACAACTGCAAATAGTCCATATGAATTCTACCGATAAGATCGTATGTTTGTTCCTCTTTTCCGAATCGTTCATATGTTCGTGCTTTTGGAAGTTGACCAAGTAAACAAAAATTTCTTGTATCATCCTTACTCATAATTCTCGTTACACGATTTACCATGTAGGGTATATCATATCCCTCAGAGTTCCAACCACTCAATACATCTGCATCTTCAATCAATTGAAAGAAGGTTTGAAACATTTCAATCTCTGATGTGAAAAGCAAACAATTGTCAAACGCTGACACTATCTCATTTGATGTTTCAGCACTCATGTGTTTTGGAGCAATACACAGTGTAATTAGTTGATCTAACCAATCCAAATATAACGATATCGCTGTTACTGCATTGAATGGATCAGTAGTTGGACTGAATCCTTTTTCAGGATCAAAATCAACTTCAATGTCAAAGAAGCATGTGTGTAGTTTTGGAGGCTCTGCACTTAAATAGTTATCACTAAGACAACGAAAAACAACATTGATATCACTTTCAAATAATTTTTTACCTGAATGGATACGTCTTTCTTTTTCAAATTCACTTCGTTTACGTGAACTAAATCTGCTTACCGGCTCACCATAGATACTTCGATATTTACCTTTTGGATCACTGTAGTAAAACACATAGTTTGCAGGGTATTCACGATATGCACGTTTACCATTTGTAGTTCTTTCTACTACAAATATTTTGTCACCATCTCTGTCATGTATTGCATCAATATAACTCATTCGTATATTTTATTTTTTTCTTATAAAAAAGTCAACAACATAGGCACAAAAATTTGCAAATTGCAATGCAAAATACATTGCTGCAGCAATCACTAAACCTGTGCCTATCCAATATGTTAATATTAAAATAGTTGTTGACATTAGGTTAACATCCTTACCAACCCAATCGTATCAATGGTGGTGAGCAAGATATAGTTAGCCAGCATGCCAAAAGATTTCCTAGTCCAAGCAGCCCAAGCATACATAGCACAACCAGTGATCCAAATAGGATATAAAATAAGGAGTGGAGGATTGGGTACCGTAAGCGCCATTGCGATGGCGCATCCAATCGAAATAGCCCAAGCAAAAAGCTCAATAATAAAACGTATGCGGTTAGATGCCCAATCATCTCTTATCCATTGTAGTATACTTGATACACTATCAATCAAAGTGTTTTGCCCACAGTAGTAAGAATAGTTTCTAATAGTTCTTGTTCTTGTTGAGTTTTACCAAATTCAGCTTTGTGTGCGACACGAATAGCTTTTTTGAGTACACTGGGTTTTACTTCTAATTCTTCTGCTACTGCTTTGATGGTATCACTGAGTCCACCATTTAATGTTTCTACTTCTTGCATTACTTGCATACCCTCATTGATTAATTGAGTAAGTTTAAGTTTTTGATCTGCGGAAAAAGTTCGTGTGTCCAATTGAGACTCCTATAAAATGAATGTTTATTATATACTATTTGTTTACTGTGTTGCAAGTTTTTGTTTGTCCAAGATTAATTTTTTAACTAATTTTGGTAAACCGGGATTTACATGTAACGCATGCGGCATCAGTTCATGTCTGATATAATTGCGAATATACTTTGTGTCTGTATTAGATTTATCTTCAATCCAACCACAATCATGTCGTTCTGCCCAATCAATTAAATCGGCCTTACTTGTAGTTAAGAATGGTCTTAACACATTGTTTCGTTGTGTGGGAATAACTTTTGGATTACCATGCATACATGACCAAATATATGTTTCAACACAATCATCTAAATGGTGTGCTGTAACTACTGGGTCTTTAAAGCTTTCCAAAAACTTATAACGCTCGTCACGCCAAAACTCTTGACTGCTTACTCCATCTGGATATGGTTTAGTTAGATGACCAACTACTAATGGTAGTTCTCTAGCGCCAGCAAAATCTTGTACAAAACTATGTGCCAACTCACTAGTTCTTGTGCCATGATGAAAAAATGCTAGTGTTACCTTATGCTTC